CACCTAAAGATGCGAGCATCTTCAAGACCCACAAACTCCCACAATTCTTTATCAGGGTGTTTTGATGTGTCAATATGAGTATGCCACTTCAATCTCATATTATTGTCCATTTCTCCGATTACATTCCATGTACGAAGACGTAGATCATTTTCTGGGTGAATGTAAACAAGAGGTCCCCAAGGATGTTCAAAAATATTTTTTTCTGAGTGATAAAGAGTATAATTAATATTTCTGAGGTTAACAATAATCCTTCCATTATCATTGTAAATGGAAGGATTTGTAATTGAAGGACCTTTTAGACTGTCTGATGGGATTATTAAAGGATGTATAGAACCACCATCTTTTAATACTAGATTTACGAAATTTTTAGTCATTTAATATTTTTTAAATAATTTATACTTATCTTGCCATGTCATTTGCACACTGACATCTAATTCCATCAGCAAGAACATAATGGAAAAATATTTGATGATAATATAAATCATCTTGTTTATTTTTTTTAAAGAAATTCCAAAATCTTTTTTTACTTGGAATTGGCAGTATTCCTGGCATCGCATCTCTCCAATGAGGTCTTTCACATCCTTTATACAATAAACCATCACCAGGTTTCAATATTAGTGAATGAGATTCTCCAACTACACTAACTTCTCTTTTAGTTTTATCAGTGTATATGTCTGGTGTTTTAATTTGAAAAGGCCAATCAGCATCTTTTCCTTTTAAATTTGTGCTGACATGAACAGACACTGAAATTTCACATGCATCACGATCTAAATGTTTAGTGAGTTCTTGTCCCGGATAATAAAATCTATCGTAATAATAGGTATTATACAACTTACGACCGATGATTTTTTCTAGTTTTAGACGAATACCAGAATGAATACTGTGATATTGCGGGTGCCAATATCTGGAAGTAGATCCTTCTACTTGAAGTTCTAATGGGTCATATCTAAATTGATCTAATTTTTTCCCCCAATAATTATATTGACCTTTTTCTGAAGGAACTGGAGAATACAGTTCATCTACACTCCATAAATCTTTAATTATAAGGTATCCATTTTTTTCGAAAGATTCATTTTTTGTTGGGGAAGTGCCCGTATTTGATCTTTCTTGTAATGTGTTTTGAAATTCATTCATTTGTTCTGACATTTTACCTCACTTCCAACGAGGACCAACAGTCCAACCAACAATAGATTTGCGAACTCCTTTTGTAACTTTGAGGACACGGTGTTGTGTACGAGAGTCGAATAAAATAACAGTGCCACGTTTACGAGGAGCAAAATAAGATTTTCCAGATTCGTCAAGCAATTGTAAATTTCCACCTTCATAATCATCTGGATTGGAAAGTTGCATTACAAATGACAGTTTTCTAACGAGTTCGATATTTTCATTTAAAAAATCTTGTGCCAATCCATCCGCACGATTACCAACACTTACGGGTTTGTACTGTGTTGCTAATCCGGCATCATTATGCCATCCGTAAAATTGTCCTTCTTCATATCGAGTATATTGCATCGATTCCCCATCAATACAACGAAGATCATACATAAAATTTTCTCTATTGGCACGTTCAATATAGTGCCAAAGAAATCCACCAACCCAATGAAAACTTGGAATCCATGCATTTTGAGAGTTTCTTTTATCTTTGTTTAATGCATCCCCATGAAGTCTAGAATCTTGCATTTGAGGATCGAAAGATGTCTTAAGATCTTTTTCTATAATATCTACAACATCATCCGGTAAATCACTAAAATACCAAAGAGTTTGATATGCCATTCAATTATACTCAATGTTTATACCTAATTATACCATACTAATTAAAATTATGCAATTAAACTACTGATCGTAAAAACCACATATAATGTATTTTAGTTTCTAACATCTCTTGGGTGACTTCAACAGTCTCGTCTTGACTTAGAACCTCTATAGCATGATTATATCCTTCTTCATTCCATTCATATTTTCTACGGTACAATATATCATCCGATGTTAATGATGGGGATTCGATTGGAGGTTTCCATTCAAATCTATTTGTTTCCTCAGAAAATAAATTCCATGATTGATGTGGTTGAGCAACAGTAAATATTCCGTCAGGATATCCAGAAATACTATACGAAGATAGTTGATCGATATTAACATATTGTTGACCAATACCCGGATAATGATTATGTTTATTATTATTATATGATACTTGAATCCAATTAGTATCATTTCCATAGAATGATTTGCAGTAACTCACTCCAATACTTTCATTCTCATTTCCATCTGCATCGATGCAGTTAGAATTATCAATCGGATGGACTGCTATGACAATATTATTTTCATTTAAACGAGCAAAATGTGCCATTAAAATTCTCCTATATTATACTTTAAATCTCATAATAAAGACACCAGATCCACCAGAACCGATCCGACTACTACCAGAACCTCCTCCACCACCAGTATTTGCTTTTCCATTACTATCATCTGCTGGTATAGGATAAGCAGTATAGGGATTACTCGTATCGAATAACGTACCACCGCCACCACCTCCGGCACCACCATAGTTTATAGGTGCAGGTCCAGATCCTCCTCCACCACCAAAGTATCTTCCCGTATCTGGTCCAGGTGTTCCATAATTTGTTGGTAGACCAGTATCACCAGACCATACTCTCCCACCAATACCACCTGAAGTTAGTATCTGGGGCGAGGGTATATCTGTGTTCTCTCCTCCAGCACCACCCCATCCGCCTCCACCACCACCTTTGCCCAATGGATTATCATTGGATACTCCATTATTTCCTTGCGGTGATACTTGCTGTGGGAGAACAGGAATGGCGGTTGGATTACCAGTTACTCTATTACCAACACCAATTGGTTCAGGACCAGGACCTCCAGTACCACCACCGGATCCACCATAGATACCAGGTTGTAATGGTGAACCATTACTATCAGTGCCACCACCAGCTCCACCACCATATGCCGTGAGTGTTGTAAATTCTCCTGCTGGATTAGAAAATGTAGAAGGAGTTCCGTTAGTTCCACGACTAGCGACATAAGGGCTACCGGTAACAACAACAGAAGCGGCACCGCCACCACCAATAGATACTTGGTGTGTTCCGATAGGTAGAGGATAACTAAATAATTCTAAACATCCTCCAGCTCCTCCTCCACCACCAAAGTATCCCTGCCGAGTCGGATTGTATGGATTGGTGGAATCGGGAAAAAATACGTTAGTAAAATTGCCCCCACCTCCTCCACCACCAACTAAAAGAATATCTACAAATCCACCCCTTTCTACGGTCATTACTCCAGGACCAGTATATACAACATACTGATATCCATTTCCTGGTGTGAATGTAGAAGCTGCCCCAAATGATGCCCCAATTCCTATGATAGGAAAATCATCTTCAATACTATCACTAGAAATTGAAAGAAATTTATTATTTGTATTTTTTAATGGCATTTTAATTACTCCTCTTTATCACCTAAAATTAAAACATTAATTGGATTTGTTGATCCAGTTCCATATACAGTATTACCTGCATTAAATACTTGAATACTATCACCATTACTTTCGAGAGTTATGGGATACTGTACTTCATAAAATGTAGTATCATCAGGAACTAAACTAATTCTTGCAATAGCATTTCCTTCTGTTGCAGTTCCAACAGAACCTCCATTATTGGGAACCACATAAATGTGTCCTATTTGTGCTAATGCAGATCCACTTCCCACATTATTATGGTATAAGATTATTGATCTTACATATGCTTTTTTAGAAGAAGATACTGAATAAACTGTGGTCGTAGCACCGGCACCACATTCTATAGGAAATCCTAAACTTGATTTTGCTAATGCCATTATTAGTTATAGATAGATTTCATTTTTTTTATTTATGAGAATAGCATAGATTCTAAGGCATCACTACCACTAGAAAATTGTGCTCCATCTTGATATAATGTTCCGGAAAAGTTAATATCTCCACCTACATCAACCGTATAAGCTGGTGCAGTTGATTTTATACCCACTCTGTCATTGCTGATATCAACACTTATAATATTTTCAGCAGATATATCACCAGTATTTCTAGTCTTTCCCATAATTCATATTTTATAAGTATTTAGATTAATCGTTTATACATCTAATTCCATCAGGTTGGTTACACTTCATCAACATGAATTTCTGGCCAAACAATATTGTCTGGATCTGAATTTGTCTGGGGAATTTCTCTTAGTTGTTGCATATATGTATCAAGATCAGAAATACTATCAGTATGTGTTGTTATTCCTACTCTTTCTTCACTTTGATATCTTAACACTCTTTGATCTGCTTCACTCAATAAAAGATTTCTTTGATCTCTAACTGCTGTCCATTTTTCATTATTTAAATTCAACAATTCATCCTCATCAAGTTCAATAACATTCCATTCCGTGTTCTCTCTGTTCCAAACTAACTTGTGAGTATTTGTATTATATGAAGGAGTATCAGCAACTGTTGTTATTCCTGCACTTACTAGATCAGAATCAGTGAATGTAGTGCTATCAGTTTTTGTAGATCCATTTGGTAACCTAATTCTATGAGGTAGAATAGTTGTTGGATAATCGCCGTTTATAGAGTACTGCATTTTTGGAAGTATTTGTATCTTATATATTATATATTATTGATCATCAGTAAGGGTATCTGGAAATGCTCTCCCAGTGCCCCAAATAATTCTAACGGCACCGGTTCTTCCAGGTCCTGCTTCAGTGGAGTTATCTGCAGCACCACCTCCACCACCATATAGACCACCCGTACCAACACCACCACCAGAACCACCACCAGAACCACCATATCCGTGACCGCCATTACTACCAGTATACGTTCCACGATTACCACTTGAACCCTCCCCTAAAAGTCCAACTCCACCACCTCCTCCACCATAATCACTAGGTCCACCACCACCTCCTCCACCACCTCCTCCACCAGAACCGTTCGTGCCACTAGTACCATTTCCACCACCATTTCCACCATTTCCACTATATCCACCGGCTCCTCCTCCACCACCACATCTGTTGCTTGAGGGAATAGGTCCTCCACCATAACCACCATTACCACCACCATCACCAATATAAGTTCCACCAGGACCACGGATATCATAACCACCTCTAGTTCCACCACCACCACTCACGGTTGATTGATTTATAAACCATGATGTGCCGCCAGGAGTTCCATTACTGCTAGTACCATAGCTACTTCTCGATCCACCTCCACCAACGTAAAGTGAATAAGACTGCCCACCAGTTACAGGAATATTATTTTTCCATCCAAGTCCACCACCACCTCCTCCATTAGATCTTTGAAGGTATCGATGTCCACCACCTCCACCACCAACACAAACAACACATACTGATGTTGTTGTTGGTGGAGCAGTCCATGAAGCAGATCCCGCACTATCATATAAAGCTTGTCCTGCAGGTTCGATGGTAAATCCCCAAGTATCATTACTTCTTAATTGATGTGCATCATAAAGACCCCAGATACCAGACTGATTGGTAGCGGTGGTGGTTCTTACTGCACCAATAGATCCTCCGTTTCTACCTCTTCCTCTTGACATAATTTATTCCTCCTTTACAATGTTTTATAATTTATATATTACAATAAAGTATAATCACTGGTCATTCTAACCCAGTAATATCTATTACTACTACTATAGTTTGGATCTGATCCTTCAAAATACAAATAATATCCACTAGTACTTCCAGCAGCATCTCTTGTGCCACCAGTACTACTCGAGGGTGTTCCTGCTGTATCCCAGTTCCACACAGTGTTAGTATTACTAGAAGTGGTAATAGTAGAGAAAGTGGATGATGTTGGAGCTGTTGCGCTAGTTGTGTAAGTAGTTATCTTTTGCCATCCACTCCTTCCATCTGTTGTTCCTGGATCAAGATCTATAGTTCCTAAAGTTGTATCAACTAGTTCCATATTATCAAATTGGGGATCATTTTTCCAATTAGATCCTGTTTTGTATCCGATATAAATTCTACCCGTTGTTCCACTATATGAAGAAAGATCTTCGGAATATGTTTTCCATGTTGATGTTGAATTGGTATGTTGCTGTCCAGCAACAAAGCTTAATAAATTTTGTGTTCCATCAGTTTGAATCCAGTAAGCATATGTAGTTCCTATATCTACTCCATATGCATAATATCTCCAATTAAATTCAGGTGATCCTGGTATAGTACCCCAAGTGTTAAGTTGTTTTAATTGGTGTGCATCATTAAGATCCCAAAAACCACTTTGGGTAGATGCCTGACTTCTTGGAGGTCCAATAGCACTACCATTTCTACGGAACCAAGGCATTATTCGCTAATCTCCTCATAAGAACAAGTTGCACTCAAATCTCCAGCAGCACTTGCTAGTAAATATAATGACATATCTTCTTCCAAATAGATTGAAGTATCTCTAGAAACAACAATCAATGTTGCATCTGCTGGAACAGCAACTGTACTTGCTAAGGTAGAATAAGTTGTTCCACCAGCAGCATTTCTAAGTGTTATAGTAATATCTGCAGAGTTTGTTCCATCAATATTTGAAATAATCAAAGAGTTTATCTTATATATTTTTCCTGATGATGCCGCATTACTTACAATAGAAGCAGCAGAAGCTGCAATATCAGTATCATATACAGTCTTTCCATATATACTTTCAACAGATACTATATTCGGGTTTGCCATTAATCAGATACTCCTCTATGAATTTATTTATGAATATTAATTTATGAATATTAACCAAAAACCGCTGCAAAAGCATATGCTTTTCCTTTAGAGACACCTCCTCCACCACCAGATCCTGATGTTGCAACTGTAGAAATTCCAGTAATTTTTCCATTAGAATCTACAACAATAATAGGTGTTGCATTAGCAGATCCATAAGTTGCTGCAGATGCACCAGTTAATCCAGTTAATGCTGACCCAGAACCGGAGAATGATGTGGCGGTTACATCACCTGTAATATTGATATCACCAGTTCCTGTAATATCGTTATTGTTGAGATCCAAATCACCACCAAGTTGTGGTGTCGTATCATCAACAAGATTTGCAAGACCATTTAAATCTACTGATGCAGTTATATTTTGAGCAACAGTTTCAATAATATCATCAGTAGATGCTCCGGTTCCTAAAACTACACTTGTTCCATTAGTTGCAGTAAATTCAGTGCTATCAAGTTTTGAACCATTTAAATAAACATCAACATATCCAACTGTATAAGTGG